GTGACCTGGGTCGAGCTGGTGTAACCGGTGATCGTGCCCCAGCCCCAGACGCTCTTGCCGCGGCCGAGGTAGCGCAGCACGCAGGTTCCATCCGCGACGGACTGGCTCTCTTCATGCGGCGCGTTCAGGTCGTAGTTGGGCGTTGTGCCGGCCATCCACACGGCAGCCGTGGCGCCGCCATAGATGACGCGGTACAGACGCACCACGCCGTAGCCGCCGCGGTCGTCTGTCCAGAATATGGAGCTTGCGCCATAGGCCGTGGACGCACCGCGCTGGATCACCGGGCTGTACAGCGACAGCATCCGGCCCACGTCGTCAGAGGTGAACAGCGCCGCCGAAGCGGTAATAGTCACGGTCCCGTTGATGTTGCTCGGCGTGAGCGTGATGTTGGTGTCGGTCATCAGTCGCTACCGCCGCCGCCATCACCGCCGCCACCACCACCGCCACCATCAGCGCTTGGCACCGGTGCCGCTACATCCGCGCCGGACGTGTCACCCATCCCGCCGGCGGTGCCCACGTCGCCCGTGTTCTCGGGCTGGTACGGGCCATTCTGGAAGTTGACCGGAGCAATGCTGAAGGCGCCGGCTGCCGTGCGGCTGATCTGCTGCGGCGCGTATCCGCTATGCGTCACGATCAGCACGTCCGCCGACTGCGCCCAGCGCAGATATTGCAGCGCGTCCGCCGGCCAGGGCGTCACCAGTTCCACCGGCACGTTGCTGCCGTCCACCACCCGCCCGCGGTTGCGGTAGAAGCGGGCGTACAGCGGCCCCAGTTCGATCACATAGGCCGCGATGCTGGAAACGGTGAACGGGATCAGCCGCACCCGGTTGGCCGCGGCCTTCACCGGCGCCACGTAGTAGCTGCCCGGCCGGCGTGTGGCGCCACCCTGTGGCAGCACCAGGAAGTTCAGCAGCGTGGCCGCGCCGTTGGCGTAGGCGTCCAGGTCCGGCCTGCCCAGCAGCCGAGGGGAGAACTCGCCGCCGGTGAAGTTGGTCTGGATCGGGCGCGCGCGCGGCATCAGTAGCGGCTCTGGACCAGCGCGTCGGCAATGATCATGTCGCCGTTCGCTTCCTGGCCGTCGTCGCTCTTGGCGCTGCGGAAGGCCTTCTCGAACTCTCGCCGCATGTCCTCCTTGATGTCGCCGGACATGGCTAGCGCCCGCGCCAGGTCCATGGCCACGCGGGCGGCCAACGCTGCGGCAAAGCCAGCGCTGAACTTGGTCGCGTCGGTGATGCGGGCGATGTACTGGACCTTCAACGGCGCGGTCAGGTCGGTGATCAGCGTCCCCGCTTCGACCTTCCAGGCCTGCATCGGATCCCAGGCGTTGACGCGCCACACCCGCAGGCAGTCCGCCGGCAGCGGATAGGCATAGGCGAAGTCCCATAGCGGCGCCGTGGCGGATGCCGCCAGCGAGGCGCGGGCCATGGCGAAGTTCCAGGGGTGCGCGACCAGCAGCTCGTCGCGCCGCGCCGAATAGAAGCGCTTGCAGGTGGCGCTCGGCTTGTCGGTGCCGTCCAGGCTCGTGATCGGGTCGTTCCCGATCATGGCCAGCGCCTGGCAGCAGATGTCGATATCGGATGTCGCCATGCAGCAGCGGGGGAGGGTTACCCCTCCCCCTACCCTTTCAGTCGACGGTGTAGAACATCTCGACGCTGAAGTTGCCGCCCGCCGTGGCCGCGGCAGTCAAGACCGCGCTCAGGTAGTAGGCCAGCTTCGGGTCAGCGGTCAGGCCGGCGTCGGCCCACACCTGCTGATAGGGCACCGTGGTGGTGAGCACCTTGGCGCTGAAGGCCAGGTCCACCGGCAGCGTGGTGATGGCCGTGGCGATGGACTGCGCCGAGGCGTAGCAGGCCGCGGACACCGCCGTGGTGGCGTCGACCTTGTACAGGCCGAAGTTCGCCGCGGCGCTGGTGATCGCGTTGGTGCGCAGCAGCAGGCGCACGATGCGCCAGTGGCTGTAGACGCGGAACAGCGGGTAGATGCTGCCGATACTGTCCCCGTTGGCGACCGCGACGGTGGCAATCGCGCAACGCACGCGGCCCCCATCGTTGTAGGTCGGGTTCTGGATCGGCGGGCTGGTCTCCATGTTGGTGATCAGCGTGGACTTGGTGGTGACGACGGCCATGTCTCAGCCCTCCCTTACACGCACTTGATCTGCATGACGCGGGCTTCTTCCACCCGCGCGGCGCCCAGCAGCATTTCGTAGTAGGGCTGCCAGGCCATGTTCTTGTCCGGGCGGCGGTCGATGCTGGTGGTGATGTCCTCGCCGATGCCGAGGTACATCCCCATCTTGTGCCAGGCCGGAACCTGCCAGTAGCTGTTGCTGTCCTGGGTGATCCGCTCGGACCGGATGATCTTGAAGCCCATGAACTGCGGCACCTTGCCGGTGCGCAGCGCCTCCAGCTCGCCGGCATAATCCCGGCTGGTGACTTCCGTCGTGGAGAGCAGGTTGCTGATCTGCTTGGCGGTCAGCGCCATGTACAGGTCGGTGATGCTCTGCTCGTCGGCGTCGTCCACCGCTTCGCCGGCCAGCAGCAGCGACCGCGCCTCGATCATCTTCGAGATGGTCAGGCCGGTGTTGCCCGAACCGGAGCCATAGGCCCAGGAGTTCACCGCCACAATGTTCGCGGAGGGGAAGGCCACCGTGGTGCCGCCGGTCTGGCCGGTGTTGGCCGTGGCGAAAAAGGCCGCGATCACCAGGTCGTCCATCTGGCGGTTCATGGCGAAGTTGCCGCCCTGAGTGTAGGCGCTCATCGGGTCGGCCAGCATGCGGACCTTGTCCACGGTGTCGATCAGGTCGGCCCAGTTGTAGGGCGCCAGGTCAACGCGGCGGCGGCGGTGCGGGGTGTTGGCGATGTGCGTGTCGGCCTGCCGTGTGGTCATCGGCTGGGCGACCGTGGTGCCGATCTGGTCGTACCAGGCGGTCTGGCCACGGATGCCGCTCTCGACAATGACCTTGTCGCGGAAGCGGGACTTCTTCTGCTGCGCCAGCAGGGCGAGGGTCGAGCGGTACTGCTGGACGAAGGAAGTGGTGATTTCGAAGGACACTGGGATGCTCCCGAGTGATGCATTGCATCTCTCGACTGAGCTCCCTGGCGATCTCGGCTGCGGGCTTGGACGGTCAGCCGGACCCAATGGGCTACCCGGCGATCTCGGTCCTTATGCCCGCGGCGTCAGCCAGACCCGCGTCTTGGGCGCTTCAGGCCGCCCCATCACCTGCATTGCCATCGGACGGTTGCCCGCTACCCGACGCGTCGCCCCGGAGGTATGCCTCAAATTCCCTTGCGCGCGCAAGAATTATGTGAGTGTCGCCGTGCGGGCGCAGACTTTCCATGGCGACACGCAGGGCTTCGGCGCGGATGGGGTCGGCTCCATCTCGATCAAAGCAGACGCTGAGGATGCGTTCATCTTCCGCATGGCCCTGCATCGCCGCCCGAAACTCGGGCGAGGCGATCAGCCCGGCCCAATCCATCGGCGCCCGCATCTCGGCGCCATCGGCCAGCGGGGTGCGGGGCGGCTTCACCCGAAGGTCGCCCGCAGCAGCGCGTCACGCTTGGCCTTCAGCGTCACATAGCCCGGGTGATCACGGTCCATCAGTACCCGCGCCTCGGCCGAGTTGTTGAACGCCTCCAGCTCGCGTTGCGCCTGGTCCGGGGTCAGCGGCGCGCCCTGCCCACCGGCGCCGCCGCCCTTCAGCCCGGCAGCCTCGGTGCGCTCCAGCCCCAGCTTAGCCAGGAAGTCCACCACCGCCGGGTGGCGGTTCAGCCCCAGGTCGCCCAGCACCTTCGAGACCTCGGGCGGCACCACGTCGCGATAGGCCATGGTCGCCGCAGCAATGCGCGCGTCGTAGGCCGCGCCCCACTGCTGGCGAAGCTGCGCCTCGGCCGCCTGGGCGCTGATCGCCGAGACCTCCCGCACCGCGGCCAGGCGCTCGGGGGCCACGCCGGACGCCTCGCGCTCCTGCGCCGCGGTCTGGCCGTACAGGTCCATCAGCGCCTGCGCCTGCCGGCCATTGATGCCCAGCTTGTGGAAGGTCTCGCGCGCGGCGGCCAGCGAGGCGTCGGGGATGCCCTCGGCCTTCAGCTCGTATTTGTCCGGCGCGGCGGGGCGGCCCAGCTTGTTGAACACCTCGTCCCAGGCGGCAGCGTCGGCTTCGTCCTTGGGCATGCGCAGCACGCTGCCCTTGTCCAGGCCCACCATGGACATGGCGTTCTTGTGGCTTTTGGCCAAGCCGCTGATGTCGGCGTAGTCCTTGAACGCTGGGTCGCCGCGGTACTCCTGCGGCAGCCACTCGCGCGGGTCGGCGGCAGCGGCGGGGGCTTCGGGCGGCGGGGCGGCAACGGGCGCCGGCGTGCCGAGGATGGTCTCGCTCATGGGTACAGGTGCTCCGTCTCGCCCGCGCTCAGCATCGCTGCCACCGCGTCCGGGTCGCTGTTGATCATCTCCACCACCTCCAGGCCGATGCGGCGCCGGCCCTCAAGGTAGGCGGTCATGTCGGCCTGCCCGGCGCGGAAGGTGGTTTGCGCCAGGCCGGCGCGTTGCAGCAGGTCGGCCAGCACACGCTGCCCGCCGGGGGTGCCGAACACCGCCCGGTAGTCCATGGCCAGCTGCATGCTCTCCAGCGCCATGTCCCGCTTGCCCAGGTCGCGGAGGCGCTGCCAGATGCGAGCCATCAGCGCAGCGAAGCCCAGAATGCAGCGTCGGCAGCGCGCCACCATTTCTCGCTTGCTGCTCTGATAACTGGCCACGTCTCGCGCTTGCAGTACGCGGCCGGGTTTTCGCCGGGGCGCATCGGCCGGACTGTGGCCAGAGCCGTCGCAATCGCTTCGCCTTCGCTCATGCCGCCCCCTGCTTGTGGATGGTCTTCCACGGCGCGGCCGGCCGGCTGGCCTTCTCTCGCAGCTCCAGCGCCGCCTTGCCCGCCATCTGCTTCATGTTGGCCAGCGCGAAACCCTCGGCCTCGACGCCCAGCCCGACATACCCGCCCACCGCATGCCCCACCCGCTCGGGGTTGCGCACCACGATCAGCGCCTCGCCTGGCTCGGGCAGGCTGATGACCCGCAGCGCCTCGACGCGGGGATACTCGGCGCGGGCCGCGGCGAGGAGCGTGGCCTCAAGGTTCGTGGCCTGGTCGGCGCCACGCTTCAGCAGCGCGCGGGCCTCGTCGTCGTTTGCCCAGGTCATGCCGTCCCCTGCGCCTGCATCCCGGCCAGCGCGCCCATCGCGCCAGCCCCGTCCTTGGCCGCTCGGGCGATGCCCTGCGCGCCGCTGATCTGCGCCATCTGCGCCTGCTGCTGCTGCCGCTGCTGGTTCAGCGCCTGCGCGTCCTGCTCGCTGCGCATGACGCTCTGAGACACGCCATAGCGGTCGCCCAGGAAGCGCCCGGCGGCGTGGGTGTCGAGGATGTCCAGCGCGCTCGGGTCGAACTGCGCCATCTGCCCCAGCGCCCCAGCCCAGCGCATCATCGCGTCCGCATCGCTGGCCTTCTGGCTCAGGGCCAGCGGCGACAGGTACTCGACCTCCCACCGCGCCCCGGCCAACTCCTCCGGCGGCTCCTCGAACAACTGGTTGCGCCACATGATTTTGAACACGCGCTCGATCAGCGGGCCGAGGAACTCCATCTGCAACCGCGAGACCATCGGCCCCAGCAGCCGCAGTTGTTCGTCACGGCGCTGGAGAACCTCGGTTGCGGTCATGTTCGGCCGCGTCGGTAGGTTCATCCAGGTCACGAAGAACGTCCGCTGGATGCGGCCCTCCAGCGCCTGGATGTACTCCAGCCCCAGGTCCGGCCTGGCGCCGGTGATCAGCGGCGTGATGCGGTCGCCCTCCTGCACCTCGCCGGCCCGGTAGTAGTTGATCCCGCCCGGCTGCGTGGTTACCGGCGCCAGGAAGCCATCGTTCGGCGCCATCAGCGGCGGGTCCACTACCTTGGCCAGGCCGCGGAGGTTCAGCTCCTCCAGCTTGTTCAGCAGCTTGGTGTCGGGCAGCGCGTCCATGCCCGGGCCGTCGCCGTAGTCCTCGCCGCTGCGCTTGGACCAGCGCGGGATGCAATAGGGCATCTCGTGAAAGCCGCCCTTCTCCAGCACCACCTGCCTTCCCGCAGCAAGTAGATCGAGTGGAACGCAAACGGGGTGCGCTCGTCGGCCTCGATCGGGATCACCGCATGCACCAGCTCGAACATGCGGTCCGGCTCTTTGTAGCAGGCCTCCTCCACCAGCTTCGGCAGCACCGCGTCGGGGAACAGATCGGAAGAGCGACGAGTAGGGAAAGAGTGTCTACAA